AGAAAACATATGTCAATGCTTGAAGATTTTTGGTTACCTCGTAGAGAAGGTGCAAAAGGCACAGAAGTTTCTACACTATCTGGTGGTCAAAATCTTGGTGAGATATCAGATGTTGAATATTTTCAAAAGAAATTATATCAATCTTTGAATGTGCCAATGTCAAGAATGGATTCAGATAATGGATTCAATATGGGCAGAGCCGCAGAGATTACAAGAGATGAACTGAAGTTTACAAAATTCGTTCAGAGATTAAGAAAAAGATTTACTGGCGTCTTTAATGATATACTGAAAACGCAACTAGTGTTGAAAGGTATTATCACAATTGAAGATTGGGGTAAAATAAAAGAACACATACAGTACACTTTCTTGAAAGACGGGTACTTTGCTGAATTAAAAAATGCAGAGATACTAAGAGAAAGATTAAGTCTTGCACAAGAAGTAAGTCCTTATGTGGGTAAATACTATTCTGTTGAATATGTAAGAAAGAATATCTTACAACAATCAGATGAAGATATTATTGAAATTGATGGGCAGATTGCCAATGAGATTAGACAAGGAATCATTGCCTCGCAAGATATGGGCGAAGATGAATATGGTGATATAAATATAGGAGATGAATAATTATGTCAAATGAAAGTGTAGTAAATATGGTTGATGCGTTACAGGGTGGCGACAATGTTGCAGCTCAAGATGCGTTTAAAAGTGCGTTGACTGATAAAATTGGTATGGCGTTAGACGCTAAAAGACAAACTGTTGCGAATGACTGGTTAAATGCTGGCGATGAAATGGAAGCAATTGAAGCTGGTTCTGAACTATCAGGGCAATCTTCTTTTGATGATGTTGCAGCTGATGTTGATGCAGACGACCATGTTGATTTTGAGATTGATGACGACCAAGTAGTAGAGGAAGAGTAAGTGAGCGAAATTTCGTTTAAAAGTTTTACAGGTAAACTGGTTGAACGAAAGACTTCATTACCGACTACGCAGTTTAATAAATTATCTCCGAAGATGAAAGCGGCAATAACAGACATGTATGCAATGATAAACAAGGCGTCTGACCCTCTCATCTCTAAGATAGAAGGCATTGTTAAGGCAATATCAAAGAAACACGGTGTTAGTGTTACAGATATTGAAGATTATATTGACAACGAATTAATTAAGTAAAAGGATAAAAAATGGCTATTGCAACAAGAACACTTAAAGACACGAAAATTGCAACAGGTAGTGGAGCTGCTGGTGGTAAAGTAACTGTCTTAGTAAACATGAACGATAACACTACTGCTGACTCTGTTGTACTTGACGCAAGTGGTTTAGCAGGACACGCTAATGGTGCTATGTTAGATATAACTAGAATATGGTGGGCATTAGTACAAGGTACTGCTGACGATAATACTGGTTGGGCATCTATTGAATTTGTAGGCGCTTCGGCAGATACATTGGCGATTAATCTTGCAGGTACAGGACACTATGATGGTACTGCTGGTAAGATTGAGAACAACGCAACTAACACAGGTGCGACATCAGGAGACCTAAAGTTAAATGCTTATGGTGTTTCTGGTTATGTCATGATTGAACTAAGAAAAGACGAAAGTTTTACTGCGTAATTTCTCATGGCAATTAGTAATGTTAAGGTTGTGGATACCACTTCCAAGTACATTGTTAAGTCAACAGGTATTGGAAGTGAAACCGACCAAGAGTTGGTCGATGCGAATGCTCTAGTAGGCGGTACAAATGAAACACTTGTATGTTTAATCGAGTGTTACTATTTAATAGAGGGCACAGGTAAATTAACAATTAGTGCTGATACTGAAAGTGCTGATTTAGTTTTGACTGGAAAAGGAAAGTACGGATTAAGGCCAGACCAGTTAAAATTTGGTAACGATAAAAAAATGACACTAACAACTGATTCAAATGTTAAGAGTTATTTGTTAGTAACAGAATTTAGGAGAAAATACTGATGGCTGATGTTGTAACAAGTCAAACTTTAGTAGACACTACAGGAACAAAGACTGTAATGAAGTTTACTAATATGAGTGATGGTTCAGGTGAAACACTTGTAACAAAGATGGACGCTAGTGCGTTGACATTTATGAGCGAAGATGGTACAAAGAGTCTTGCAAAGATTTGGTGGGCAATTAACACAACAAATGGTAAGTCTGGCGTAGAACTATTGTGGGCAGGAAGTGGCACAGATGGTGCGAACTCAACAATAGGATTTTTTAGTGGTACAGGATATCACGACTACTATACGGCAGGCAATGCTATTCCTAATAATGCCACACTAACTGCAAACACATCTCCTGCAGGCGATATTCTAATATCAACAAAAGGTTTTGTTGCAGGCGATAATTATACAATTATATTAGAAGTAAGGTAAATGGCTCAAAGAAAACCTAAAGACCGTTCTCGTGAAATCTTAGAGAGAATAGTCGGGACTAAGTCGAAGGCAACTTTGGCTGAGGCATTTAAAGTGGCATTTGCAGAGAAGTATGATGTCAAGAGAGATGAAATTAAACAAGGTATAGTCGATAAAGTCTATAACAACGAAAAGGTGGACAAATGAAACTAATTACAGAAACAATTGAAGATATTGATTTAATAGTTGAAGGCAACAGTAAAGGCGGCAAAGACTATAAAATCAAAGGTGTCTTTATGCAGGCAGATATCAAGAACCGTAATGGTCGTGTATATCCTGTAGGCACTTTGGCAACTGAAGTCAAAAGATACACAAACGAATTTATCAATAAGAAAAGAGCTTTCGGCGAACTGGGACACCCTGACGGGCCAACAGTTAATCTCGAAAGAGTTTCTCATATGATAACTAGTCTAACTCCAGAAGGTAAAAACTTCATCGGTGAGGCTAAAATTATGGATACTCCTTACGGCAAAATCGTCAAAAACTTAATTGACGAAGGCGCACAGTTGGGTGTATCTTCAAGAGGTATGGGTTCTATATCTAACGGTACAGTTGGTAAGGACTTTTATCTCGCAACGGCGGCTGACATTGTTGCAGACCCGTCAGCACCTGATGCCTTTGTAGAAGGTATCATGGAAGGAAAAGAGTGGGTATGGGACAATGGCGTACTGAAAAGTAAAACCGTTGAAGAATACAAACAAGAAATAGAAAAAGCAAAAATGCACGAACTTTCAGAAGTGAAGGCAAAAGTTTTTGCGAATTTTATTTCAAAACTGTAAAAAAGTACGCAGATTCACCAGAAAGCGTAAAGTGGAACTGGTGATTTGTATAAATAATTATAATTAACAAATTAATTAATTTTTTAATAAAGGAGACCGAATGTCTGAAACCGAAGTTAAAGAAGTAGTAGATTTAGAAGAGCAAAAGAACGCAGCTAACAAAGATGCGGCTCCAGCTGAAGCTACTCACCTTAAAAATGACGCTGAAGATTTGGGTGCAGCTGTAGTTAAACCTACGGACGCAAACCCGGACGCAACGAAAAAGGTTAAGCAACACTCAGACCAAGTTAATGCTAACGCAAAAGATGGTTCATTACCTAATGACCAGAAACCTTCTGCGAAGGCTGAAGAAGTAGAAACTGAAGAAGATGTAATTGCTGAAGATTCTATTGATTCAATTGACTTGACTGATGATGTCAAGGCACTAGTTTCATCTGACGCTGACTTATCTGAAGAATTTAAAGATAAGGCTGCGACAATTTTTGAAGCTGCTGTTAAGACTAGAATCAAAGAACAGACGAAAATCCTAGAAGCACAGTTTGATGAGAAACTTGCATCTGAAACTGAAACAGTAAAAGAAGCTATGGTCGAGAAAGTCGATTCATATCTAAACTATGTTGTGGAAGAGTGGATGAAAGAGAATGAATTAGCAGTTGAAAGAGGTATTCGTACTGAAATCGCTGAAGATTTCATCACTGGACTTAAAGGACTTTTCAAAGAACATTATATTGATGTTCCTGAAGAAAAATACAATGTACTAGATGATTTAACAAGTCAAGTTAAAGATTTAGAATCTAAGTTGAACGAACAAATCGAAAAGAATGTTGTTCTTGCAAAAGGTACTAATGATTTACAGAGAGAAAAACTAGTCGTTTCTGTATCAGAAGATTTAGCTGATACTGAAAAGGAAAAGTTTGTTTCTATGGCTGAGAATGTTGAATTCGATAGTGCTGAGAAGTTCGCAGAGAAATTAGAAACTATTAAAGAATCTTATTTCCCTAAGACAAAAATAGATGAGGCAACATCACATGATGAAGTTGATTCTGTGGCGGCGAATATACCTGCTGATGCTGGTACATCCGATGCTATGGCTGCATATACGGCCGCTATTACAAAAAATCTTACTTCTTTAAAGTAAGAGTGATTAACTAAAAAATAAATAACAAGGAGAGATAAATGTATCTTACTGAAAATTTACAAGAAAAGTGGCAGCCAGTCCTAGAGCATCCAGATTTACCAAAAATCGGTGATAGCTATAAGCGTGCTGTTACAACTGTTATTCTTGAGAACCAAGAAAAAGCAGTAAGGGAAGACCGAAGCTTTATGGCTGAGGCTGCACCTACAAACGCAACGGGTAGTTCTGTTGACAATTGGGACCCAGTTCTAATTTCACTAGTACGCCGTGCAATGCCTAACCTAATCGCTTATGATATCTGTGGCGTTCAACCAATGACAGGACCTACTGGTCTTATCTTTGCAATGAAATCACGCTTTGGTTCACAAGCTGGTGCTGAGGCATTATTTGACGAAGCTGATTCAGACTTCTCTGCAAGAGATGCTGCTGGTAATACTGGTTCTGCTTCTGCACATTCAGGCGCTAACCCTGCGACACTAAACGACAGCCCTTCTGCTGGTACATATACTACTGGTGATGGAATGTCTACTGCTCAAGCAGAAACACTAGGTGACGGAACTGATGAGTTTGCTGAAATGGCGTTCTCAATCGACAAAGTTACTGTAACTGCAAAATCAAGAGCTTTGAAAGCAGAGTACACAATGGAACTTGCACAAGACCTTAAAGCAATTCACGGCTTAGACGCTGAAACTGAACTTGCTAACATCTTGTCAAGTGAAATTCTTGCTGAAATCAACCGTGAAGTTGTTAGAACTATCTACACAACTGCTAAGGCTGGTGCACAAGTTAATACTACTACTGCTGGAATCTTCGACCTTGACACCGACTCTAATGGTCGTTGGTCAGTTGAGAAGTTCAAAGGTCTACTTTACCAACTAGAGAGAGATGCCAATGCGATTGGTCAACAAACTCGTAGAGGTAAAGGTAATATAATCATCTGTTCTGCTGATGTCGCTTCTGCGCTTCAAATGGCTGGTGTATTAGATTACGCTCCTGCACTTGCAACTAACTTGAATGTTGATGATACTGGTAATACTTTTGCTGGTGTTCTTAACGGTAAGTTCAAAGTATATGTTGACCCATATAGTGCGAATGTTTCTGCAAGTCAATTCTATGTTGCTGGATATAAAGGTACTTCACCTTACGATTCAGGTATCTTCTACTGCCCATATGTTCCTTTACAAATGGTTCGTGCAGTTGGTCAAGATTCATTCCAACCTAAAATTGGTTTCAAGACTCGTTACGGAATGGTTGCGAATCCATTTGCAACATCTAACGGCGCTGGCGCAATTGATTTAACATCACCTGCTGCTGGAGACCAGAATGTTTACTACCGTAGAGTAAAAGTTACAAACATTATGTAATTTTTTCTACACAGTAGACAAGAAAAAGACACCTTCGGGTGTCTTTTTTTTACTTCCAAAACTCTTATAAATAATAGTATGAAAACATTAAAACAAGTAGAAGCAATAGACTGCATTTGCGAAGAAAAATATCAAGACTTAGAAATTACAGAAGCAGAGTATCAAGGTAAGACAGTTAAACTGAACGACCCGATACGAGGTGGAAGTAAGAAGTTTTATGTTTATGTCAAAGATGGCGACAAAGTAAAGAAAGTATCTTTTGGTGATACGACAGGATTGTCTATCAAAAGAGATGACCCAGCAAGAAGAAAGTCATTTCGTGCTAGACATAACTGTGATACTGCAAAAGATAAGACGACTGCAAGATACTGGTCGTGTTATCAATGGCGAGCAAACGCACCTGTAAATAACTAATGACAACAACTAATGTAAATACTAGAGAGCCAAGTGTACTGGACTATGCAAGCCCTGTTCAGTTTAGGTTTAAGTGTTCTAAACTACCAACTGTAGAGTTCTTTTGCCAGACTGCAAACATTCCTGGCATCTCACTAGGTCAGGCAACTGTAGACACACCTCTCAAGTCAATACCTTTCCCAGGTGATGAATTAAATTATCAAGACTTGGGTATATCATTTCTTGTAGATGAGAATCTAAACAACTACAAAGAAATACACGACTGGTTACTTGGTCTTGGTGCACCACAGAATCACAATCAATTTTCAACATTGAGAGATACAGGCACAGATAGATTCCCTGGTCAAACTACAAACTCGCCAAATAACAATACAGTACCAGATGGCGGTACATATTCAGATGCTACATTGACAATACTGAATAGCAAGAACATTGCAAAAGTTGAAATAAGATTTCACAATATTTTTCCAACATCTCTTGGCGCATTATCGTATGATGTACAGGCAAGTGATGTGAACTATCTACAAGCAAATGTAGATTTTAGTTACATGTACTATGAGATAGTGCAACTGTAACACTTGAAATACCCACTTTTTGTGGGCGTATAAATATAATTGATACACTTAAATAATGGATATATTATGACCCTTGAAGAACTACAAGAATCAGCTAACAGAGATTTAAAAATAGACGAAACTGACTTAGGCTCAGAATCGATAAACCAATACTTCATAACAAATACCTACAACACTTCAACAAGTTTTCTTTACTTCTAAAGAAGGCAGAGTACGAACAGAAAGTTCTTAAACGACAGAAGTGGGAATACTATACAGGTAAAGCAGACCCATCAGTTTATAAAGAGAAACCATTTGACTTGAAAGTACTCAAGGCAGATGTTCACATCTACATGGAGTCAGATGAAGAACTACAAAAGGCAGACCAAAAAGAAGCATATCTACGACAAGTAGTAAATTATCTTGAGCAAGTTTTAAGAAGCATCAACAGTCGAAACTTTGTAATTAAAAACGCTATCGACTGGGCGAAATTTACGAGTGGAGCAATATAATGATTCAATTTACCAAGCATGAAAATCTAAATATGATTCAATATTTTGCTTTTCCTACTAATATTTTCTTAGAAGATAACTTTATAGATAAGTCAATCAGTAATGAGATGAAAAAATACATTGAACATCTTTGGAGAGAAAGAACATACGACAACAACTGGCAAACAAATCCAGACCTACACACTAAACCTGCATTTAAAGAGTTTTCAAAAAAAATAATACAAAGATGTAAAGAACAAATAGAACTTTTAGGTTATGATGTTGAGGATATTGCAATTACTGACATGTGGGGAAATGTAATACAAAACAAAGAGGCACATCCGCCACACACTCACTCAAATAATTTTCTAAGTGGTGTCTATTATCTACATTCAGATAAGGCTGCAGGTATTCAATTCATTGATGCAAGACCGTCAGCTGATGTTATAGTGCCTAGAAAAAAAGAAAAGAATGAACTAAATTCAAACTTATTAGAATTTGCTTCACAAGCAAATCGTGCCATATTTTTTCCATCATGGTTGCAACATTGGGTGCCACAAAATATATCAAACAATAAACGCATTAGTATTGCGTGGAATGTACAATTGAAGGGAGAAGTAGGAGAACATAATGAATACCAGTCAGCAACTTTCTGATTACATATTTTTTTATCCAGATGTTTTAGATTCAAAAACTTGTGATTGGATAATCAATCGTTACGAAACAACAGCAGAGTGGAAAGATTCTACATTTGCGACTGCATATAAAAACACAGGCGATTCTAAAGTATCAATGAAAGAATATTGGATTGGCAAACCATCACCCTATTATAAAGAAATACGAGAGGGTTTTGATTATTGTGTAGATGATTATACTAGTGTGCATACAAATATAAAATCAATAGACTATACCGACTTCAGAATTAATCGATACACAGAGGGCGGGTTTATGCAAAGTCATATTGATAATATACATCACAGTCATGGGCAGAAACAAGGATACCCACATCTGACATCATTAATATTTTTGAATGATGACTACGAAGGCGGTGAGTTTGTTCTCTGTGGCGACAAGTATATTGAAAAGATACAAGGTTCTGCCATTGTTTTTCCTTCTAACTTTATGTACCCACACGAAGTTAAACAAGTAATATCAGGAAACAGATATAGTATAATGACTTGGATTATGTAAATGGAAACTCTCATCTTAGAGAAGAAAGACGAGGTATATTTGACTGTTGATGCTGACCCAAGTATTCAACGAGAGCTCTCAGAGTTCTTCACATTCTATGTGCCTGGATATAAATTCATGCCTGCGTTTCGCAATCGTATGTGGGATGGCAAGATAAGACTATTCTCACAAAAGACAAAAGAAATATATTTTGGATTGTACCCTTACATCAAGGCGTTTGCAGAAGAAAGAGGGTATAATGTTGTCTGTGGTAAAGATGTTGAAGTAGAAAACAAAGTAACGAGAGAACTTGTTGAAAAGTTTTCTAACAGCCTCGGCCAGAAGTTCGAAGCAAGAGATTATCAAGTTGATGCTATCTTTCACAGTCTGAAATTTAATCGAGCGTTACTGTTAAGTCCTACTGCAAGTGGTAAATCATTTATCATCTATTCACTTATTCGATACTACACACATCTAATCAAAGACGATACAAACAATCGAATACTTTTAATCGTGCCTACAACTTCTCTCGTAGAACAAATGTATTCTGACTTCAAAGAGTATGGTTGGAATGTAGAAAAGTATTGTCATAGATTGTATAGTGGGTATTCAAATGTTACTGACAAGAGAGTTTTGATATCGACATGGCAAAGTTTGTTTCGATTGCCAAAGGCATACTTCGACCAGTTCGGTGTTGTGTTTGGTGATGAGGCACATTTGTTTAAATCAAAATCATTGACAGAGATTATGTCTAAACTGACAGACTGCAAATATAGAATCGGGCTGACAGGAACACTTGATGGTGCTCAGACACACAAACTTGTATTAGAGGGCTTATTTGGTGCCGTCAATAAAGTTACATCAACGAAGAAACTAATGGACAAACAACAACTATCACAACTGACTGTTCGTTGTTTGATTCTGAAACATACACCAGAAAACTGTCAAATGGTTGCAAAAGGCAAGTATCAGGATGAGATTGACTATCTTGTAAGTAGTCGGTCAAGGCAAAACTTCATTCGTAATCTTGCATTGAAACTAGAAGGCAACACTCTTGTATTGTTTCAACTTGTAGAGAAACATGGTAAGAATCTACATCAAATCATTAAAGACAAGGCAGCTGATGGTAGAAAAGTCTTTTATATTTTTGGTGGTGTAGAGGCTGATGAGAGAGAAACAATTCGAGGTATCGTAGAGAAAGAAAAAGATGCCATCATTGTTGCAAGTTATGGCACATTCTCTACTGGTGTCAATATTAAGAATCTGCATAATATTATCTTTGCAAGTCCATCTAAGAGTAGAGTGAGAAATCTACAATCAATTGGTCGTGGTCTAAGACTTGGCGAGAACAAAGTTGATGCCACATTGTATGATATTGCAGACGATATGACTTGGAAGTCAAAAGAAAACTTTACTCTTAAACACTTTCAGGAGAGAATAAACATCTACACAGAAGAAGAATTTGATTATGAAATGCACAGCATAGACTTAAAGGACTGATAAATATAAGTATGCAAACATTAAATGAACCGAATCACCCAACTGATTACAGACTAGTAAAATTAATGGATGGAAGTCTATTGATGGGAACTATATCTGTTGATGATAATCATATGAGAATTGTTAACCCATTAGAACTGGTTACAACGCCTCGTATGACAGAGTTTGGGTTAAAGGAAGATACAACATTATCAAGATGGATACCTTTTACACAAGATAAAGAATTTGTTATTGCAAAAGATAAAATTGTTGTCATATCAATTGCAACTGTTGAGTTGGCACATTATTACGAAGTTGTGTTACAAAAGATGGCTGATACTGATGAAAAACTTGCATTACGCCCTACACTCACGCCAGAAGATATAGATAGAATATTAGATATTGCAGAAGATATGGATATGCAAATTGGGCCTGAAGATGATGAACCTGAATTTGAATTACTAGAGAAAGGTACAACATTACATTAGAAGCTTTAAGCTTAAAGCCAATTAGGTCTCTCACCGCACCTACATGTGCGATTATACACTCATTTTTTAGACTTGTCAAGCGTTTAATCCAAATAAATTATTTTAGTCGGATGCTTGACAACCCAGACAAGGTATAGTATAATAAATCACATGAATAAAACAACTAGTAGAAACATCAAAAAAGAAGCTCAATTAAAACATATAAAAGAAAAACTTCATCTATTAAAAGATAAGAAATCAAATAAGAAAAATAATTTAGTGAAAACTTTGAAGAATCTTATGAAGCGTAATGACCGAAAAGGACTATAACATGGCAGAAGAAGAAAAGTTAAAACCAAAACAAAAACCTCATTATGTAGATAATAAGAAGTTTTTGGCAGCAATGACAGAGTATCGTGCATTAAGAATTAAGGCCGAAGAAGAAGGCAAACCACGACCTACTGTTAGTAATTACATAGGAGAATGTTATCTAAAGATTGCAAATCACCTATCGTATCGACCTAATTTCATCAACTATACATACAGAGATGATATGATTTCTGATGGCATAGAGAATTGTCTACAATACATGGACAACTTCGACCCCGAAAAAAGTAATAATCCATTTGCATATTTTACACAGATAATCTACTATGCGTTTATTCGTAGAATACAGAAAGAAAAGAAACAGCAAGAAGTCAAACAAAAGATGATTGCTAACTTCGGTGTTGAACAAATGATGGACTCACTTGAAGGCGATGATACACAGTATCAGAGTGCCATGTTAGATTTTTTAAGAAGGAATAGCAGAGAAGATACAGAAGAACCTAAAAAATAATATATTATGAAAATAGCCTTATTGAATGACACCCACTTCGGTGCAAGAAACGATAGTCTTATTTTTGATGATTTCTTTCATAAGTTTTATGACGAGATATTCTTTCCTTATTTAAAAGAGAATAATATCAAGACACTCATTCACTTGGGTGATGTTGTAGACAGAAGAAAGTTTATCAATTTTAGGACTGCTCGTAACTTTAGAAAAAAGTTTATGAAGCGACTATGGGATGAAAAGATAGACACCCATATCATTATCGGTAATCACGATATTTACTATCGAAACACAAACAAAGTAAATGCCATAAAGGAGTTATGCACAACTGCTGACGGGATTAATGAGCCTTGGATATATGAAGATGGTAAAGTAGTAGACTTTGATGGTACAAAAATATTGATGATGCCTTGGATTAATCCAGAGAATGAGGCAGACTCAATAGAGATGTTAAGAACTGCCGAAGCAGATGTCTGTATGGGTCATTTTGATTTGAATGGTTTTAGTATGAATGATGCCATGAAACAAACACATGGACATGATAAAAGTATTGTAAGTCGTTTTGAGAAAACTTATAGTGGGCATTTTCACCATAAGAATGATGATGGCCAAGTATACTATCTAGGCAATCAATATGAAATCACATGGTCTGACTACAAAAATCAAAAAGGCTTTCATGTCTTTGATACTGAAACAAGAGATGTAGAGTTTGTGCCTAATCCATTTACTATGTTTATCAAACTACATTATGATGATGTGCTAACAAACTATGATAAGTTTGATATTACGGATTACAATCAAAAGTATGTAAAGTTGGTTGTTATTAATAAAAAAGACAACGAAATGTTTGACAGATTGCTTGAAAGACTGTATAATGATATCTCTGTACACGAACTAAAAATACTTGAAGATTATTCTGACCTATCACACACAACCGTAAGTGATGATGTTGTTGAAGGTGCAGAAGATACAATGAATCTAGTAAGTAATTATGTTGACCAATTAAAAGTTGACCTAGATAAAGACAGACTGAAAGTGATGATTAAAGAAATGTATATTGAAGCACAAGATACGGATGCTATTAAATGATAATATTTAAAAAAGTAAGATATAAAAACTTTTTATCAACAGGCCAACAATTCATAGAGATTAACTTAAATGAAGCGCCTACAACACTAGTTGTTGGTAACAACGGCGCTGGTAAATCAACCATGTTGGATGCCTTATGTTTTGGTCTATTTAATAAACCATTTCGTGCTGTCAAAAAAGACCAACTAGTAAATACAATCAACGAAAAAGAATGTGTTGTTGAAGTAGAGTTTCAGATAGGTAAAAAAGAATATAAAATTATTCGTGGTATAAAGCCTAATGTGTTTGAGATTTGGTGTGATGGTGATATGTTGAACCAAGATGCAGCTATAAGAGATTATCAAAAACATTTAGAACAACATATACTTAAACTAAACTTTAGGTCATTCACACAAGTTGTGATATTGGGCAACGCTTCGTTTGTTCCTTTTATGCAACTTCGTGCCAGACATAGGCGAGAAGTCGTAGAAGAAATACTTGACATTGAAATCTTTTCTAAACTTAATCTAATGTTCAGAGAGAAGGCAAAGGCACAAGACGAAACAATCAAGCAAGCAGACTTCAATTATCAGATGCTTGATGGTAAGATAGAAACACAACAGAAACATATAGATGATATTAGTAACACGAATAAAGATACTGCTGACTCAAAGAAACTAGATATTGAAAATGCAGATACAGACATAGACAATTATAGAGAAGATATTGCTCGTGTCAGACGAGAAATTTCAGACCTACAAGTAGAAATAATTGATGAAACAAAACTAAAAGGTAAACATGGCAAACTGACAGCCATGGAAGCAAAGATAGAAAATACTTGTATCAAACATAAAAAAGAATTAACATTCTTTAAAGAACATGATGATTGCCCTACATGTCGCCAGGCGATTGATGAGGCCTTTAAGAAAGCAACAATCGTTGTCAAAGAGGCAAAAGTTGTAGAACTAGAACTTGGCATGAAGCAGCTTGACAACGCAATCAGAACATCACAAAAGAAACTAGACAAGATTAACGAAGTCATTGTTGCGATAAGAGAAAAAGAATTATTGATTAGTCGTTACGAAACATCTATAACTGAGATTGAGAAATATAAGGCCAGACTGCAAAAAGAAATAGATGGTCTATCAGACGAGAAGTTTACAACTGGCGTTGCAACAGGTGAACTCAACCAACTACAAGAACAGCTTGTTGATGCAGAGAAAACAAAGTTAAAAGAAAAAGAAGAAAAACTTTATATTGATACTGCAAGACATCTCATGCAAGATACTGGTATTAAGACAAAGATTATCAAACAATATTTGCCTGTAATGAATCAGTATATAAATAAGAACCTGGCGGACATGGACTTCTTTGTCAACTTCACACTTGATGAAGAATTCAATGAAACAATCAAGTCAAGACACCGTGATGATTTTCAGTATCACTCATTTAGTGAAGGCGAAAAGTTAAGAATTGATTTGGCTATATTGTTTACTTGGCGTGAAATCGCTAAACTAAAGAACTCAACAAATACAAATCTACTCATACTAGATGAGATATTTGATTCTTCATTAGACACAACAGGTACAGATGAGTTTATGAGAATATTGTATCATACAATGAATAAAGAGAATGTCTTTATAATATCTCACAAAGGCGATACTCTAATCGACAAGTTCCCAAGAGTTATGAAATTTGAAAAATATAAAAACTTTACAAGGATGGCAGAATGATTGAATATTGGTGGCCTCAAGAGATAGGTTTTTATGACAATCCTGACCACAACGAATTAAATCTTGTAGACTATTGCTACGAAATGCAAAGTAAAACAGAGAGTGGTGGTAAGGGATGGGTATCTAACGACACATATAACACATCTGATGGTGCGTATGAGCCGCATTTAGATTCAAAATTTAAAGAATTAAATCACTGGATAAATAAATCAGTAGCTCTCTATGTTCATGAAACTAAAATAAAATTTAAACCTAATAGATATACATCTTGGTTTAATATCTATAAAACTGGCGACTATCAAGAGGTACATGCACATGCAAATTCAATACTATCTGCTGTATATTTTTTAAAATCAAGTGATAAGTGTGGTCCTTTGATAATGCAACCGCCATTTCAAGACCAAAGAGATATTGGAAAAGTTGATGGTTTAGTCGGTACGAACACGACTATAGAATATACTCCTATTTCAGGCAGACTTGTGGTATTTAGAAGTTATATGCCCCATTGCGTGGGTAAACACCAAGATGATGAAGATAGAATTACATTAGCATACAATTATCAATAAGGAAAAACTATGGCAGAAAAACTAAACGCAGAAAATATTGAAGCAGCAGCTCAACACTTAGAAGATATACAAACAGGCAAGACTCCTATTCTAAGCGACCTAGAAGGGCACATACAAAAACAGAAAGACCAAAGAGTATATCCTTTAATACCACCAAACGACCCAAGACTATTAATGCAAGTCGCACCGTTCTTAGATGAGAACTTAGAGCAGTTTGGATTTAAAGATAGAAAAGATTTGTCAAAAGTTATGTACGACAACATGGCAAAGTATGGTGGTCTTGGACTATCAGCGAATCAAGTTGGACTTCCATATCGTATGTTTGTCATGGGCGGACATCCTCAGATAGAAGATGGCAAAGTTAGAAGTGTATTCAACCCACTTATCAATGATGTAAGTCCTGAATCTATTAATCTAAAAGAAGGTTGTTTATCTTTCCCATTTTTATTCTTATCAATCAAAAGACCAAAGTGGTGCTCAGTATCATACACAGACGAGAACGGCGAAGAAGTAAACGAAACTTTACATGGCATGTCTGCTAGAATATTCATGCACGAGAATGAACACATGAATGGGTATGTTTTTATAGACCTCGTGAGTAAACTCAAACTAGAACGGGCAGAGAAGTCTAAACAAAAAATGATTAAAGAAATAAAAAGGAGACAAAGTGGCCCGAAAATCATCCAATAAAAAATATATTCATGTAAATCAACATAAAATTAGGGCTAATCTAAAGCATGGTACTACCGAACCTGTGATTACAATTAAAGAAGGTCGCAAGAATACTTATTGCCATGAAGTAGAAATATTAGGACCTAGTAAAGTAGTTTACGGCGAAGAAGGTGAAAAGATTTTGAGTTGTGGTGCAAGAGTTGTTGTAGAAACAGAATCAGAGTATAGGATACTAAGATGAATAGACCACTAATGAAAGAGTTGGCACTAGAGCCTTGTATAGAGGATTTATCAGGCGCAGCTGAATTTCTTGACAACCTAGATTTCACAAAAGTCAAAACAAAGTATACAAAAGGTAATGATTGGACTGCAATATCTTTGTATGGGTATGGACCCAAGATAACTGACATACTAAAACCTGGTGTATTAAAGAGTTCAGTAAACATTGACGAACAACTACAATGGACAAACCTACATGAAGCAACCCCCTTAAATCCTGTGTTTAAAATTTTAGAAAATTTGCCGTGCAAATATGAACGAGTTCGTTTTATGAAACTAGAGGCTGGTAAAGTTATTGGCAAACATAGTGATAAGATTGACAAAGACTTAGGGTTTGATGATGGTCAGATTATAAGAATTCATGTGCCAATTCGTACAAATGATGATGTTGTTTTTTCTTTGTTTGAAAGTTCAAGAGCAAAAGTTGCTCATGAGTATAATTTAAAAACAGGACATTATTATTACACAGATGTAACAAAACCTCATGCAGTCAGAAACATGTCAGATATAGACAGAATTCACTTAGTTGTTGATTGTTATGCCAATGATAGTCTTAGGACTCTCATAGCTTGACAAGGAACGGACTTTATAGTATAATAAGGGGTAATATGATACATGCCACAAATAAAGATTATGATGTTGTAAAAGATATATTTTATCAACATAAACAATGGTTTCCCCATATTAGACAAGATTATATTAAAAGAATGATTGCAAGTGGCAATTTAATATTAGATAATGATGTTATCATAACATATAATTACTATAAAAGAAAACAAAGAATAGGTACTGCAACAGCACAACAAGGCGATTGTATACTACATCAAATAGCTGCCAAGAAGAAAGGTACTGCAAGCCAAACACTTCAGAACTTTTTTGACTGGACTAACAGACGAGTGTTCCTAAGTGTGAGAAGTGATAATCAAATTGCAAAAAAGTTTTATGAAAAGAATGGCATGAGTTTAGTCGGACAAACATCATGGTCTAAAGGTGGCGTGAAGAACGCATTGCCTGGTGATGTGTATATGTACGACAATGTAAAGGAAGTTTTATGAGCGCAAGTGATGAACTAATACAACAAGTCTATGACGAGTGGAGAGAGAAAGGTTTTCCATATTATTCTACTGATGACGCTTGGCGTAATAAAAGATTTGAGCAACTAATGAACTATAAAAGAGATGTTCTTGTAGATAGAAGAACTAAAGTTATAGGACAAACACAACACGGACAAAGTCTTGCATGGTCATTTATGGAACACGCTTGGGGTATTCAATGTGGCAAGATGCATACGCCTATGGATATATGGAATGATGAAGAAAAACTAAAACACGGCATTTCTAAATTACTGAATGGTGTATTTTTTCCAAAAACATTGCCTCATAAAATTACTGACTCACTTATGAGATTGATGTTAAGACGAGTTACAGGCACACAGATGGTTTCTAACTTTAGACCGACAGCCGCTGCCGCCCTCTATGATGTATTTGTAGACAAAGATAGCCCATTAGAAGGTACTGAAGCGGGTACAGTTTGGGACCCAAGTATGGGGTATGGTGGTCGATTACTGGGTGCGATTGCAGCTGGCGTGAACTATATAGGTACAGACCCATGCATTCCAACATACGAAGGACTAGAAAAGATACGAGATAACTATGGTCATGCCAATAAGAGATATGAACTTCGCAGAGAAGGTAGTGAAACCTATGTTCCGCCAGAAGAAAGTTTAGATTTTGTAATGACAAGCCCACCATACTTTGGTTGGGAAGCATATGGTGATGAACCAGAACAATCAAGCATTAAGTTTGATACCTCAGAGATGTGGAAAGAACACTTTTTAAAACAGACTATCGCCAACGCACATACAGGTCTTAAAACTGGCAAATATCTTGCACTCAATGTTGCAAACACAAAACAATATAAAACCTTTGAAGAAGATACTGTTACACTTGCAAAAGAAGTAGGCTTTGAACATGTAGATACATGGTGGTTATCATTAAGCACACAACAGGGCAAACCTGCTGTTATGAACCTAGATGGTGAACTAACAGAACCAAAACAACAACAGAGATATATGGGCGAATATGTCAGACCTGACATCCCAGGAAAGAAGTTTGAGCCGACTTTCATCTTTAAAAAATAATGCCGAAGTAGCACAGTTGGTAGTGCAACTGATTTGTAATCAGTAGGTCGTAAGTTCGAGTCTTACCTTCGGCACCATTCCTTACTATGCCAGTTCCACTCCAAATAGTGGGCTACTGGCACCATAAGTTTTTTCATTTTACCCTCAAAATAGTGTATAATATAACTATATTATGATGAAAAAGGATGAAAAAGATATGAACTACCCCGAAGATTTTAAACTAGGTAAAGGCGACAGAGAGTTCGCAGAGGCAAACAACAAAGGTCTTGTTGTCAACTATTCAGATGCGGCTGTAAAACTTTGTCATTGGTACAAAGAATCTGATAATGCTAGTTGGGATAGTAAATTTGGCGACAAACAACATAATGGCATGACTTATGTTTATGTTGAGTTCTTTTATGGTTGGTCTTGTGTCGCAGAACTTGAGTTTGACTTTGACGCTGACGGCTGGTGGTATGATTCATACTTCTTTAATTCACACAAAGAAATTTCAAGTTTTTGGCAATCAGAACTGGGCATAGATGCTTATGCTAAAGAAGCGGATGAAAGACAAAGAGAAATCGATTCTCTAATCAATGCACATATCTGTGAAGTGTCTGAAGGCATGATGTCATTATCTCATGTCGGATAATTATTCCATCCAATTAAACGGAATAATGCTTGACATTAGTCCGAAACCTGTTATAATGGTAGTATATTATGAATAAAGTGAGAAACAAAATGATTAACAAAGAAGCAAAATCTTATCTTGC